GGGAGCGCGGCGTCGTCGATTACGCCAAGCCCTTCCCGGGGATGAAATATGTCGCCTGCTCGACAACGCCACATGGATGCTGGGCGTGGTGGCTTGACGGTGATAGTTCCACGCGCACTGTTGAGCGCGACGAACACCACGCCAAAGCCGCCGCGCAAGCCGACTTCATCGCCCGCATCACCGCATGGCTAGACCCCGCCGCGCTTGCCGCGATGCTGGCCGAGGCGGTGAAGGCAGAGCGGGAAGCGTGTGCACGGGTGCTTGACGCCCGTATGGAGGAGATCGTGAAGGACGAAGGCTCTTGGGAGCCGGACACCAACGTCACCAACCTGCCAGAATGGGCCGAAACAGCTTGCGAAGAATTGGAAGCAGCCGCAGCCGCCATCCGAGCGCGCGGGGTGACGGAATGAAATTTAAGATCGCACTATCGCTCATCGGCGTGGGGAATATCCTTATGGCCGTGGTTCTCATGATTGGCGGTGATCATGGCGGGGGCGAACAAACGATACAGACGGCGGTGCTTTTCTTCATCTGGGCAGAGGTGTGGGCATGACCAGCGCATACCCACTACAATGGCCCGATCACCGCAAGCGGACGCCAGCAGAAGATCGCCGTTCGTCGCGTTTCAACGTGACGCCGGGAAAAGCGCGAAACGAACTGATGGCGGAGATTTTCTGCGCCGGTGGTGAATATGTGGTGCTATCCACAAACGTCGAGTTGCGCCGCCATGCCAAAGCGGGCATGGCGAACGGCATTAAGAGTTACTGCCTGCGCCGCACCCACAACTATGAAGATGAAGCGAATGACATTGGCAGCGGGGTGATCTGGATTGGCGACCTTCTGCGTGTTGTATCCATGGAGTTAGGCGGATGACTGACACACACGACACCGCCGCGCTGGTGGCAAGGGCGCGGGCGGCGCTGGAAGGCACAACGCCGGGGCCTTGGACTGTTGAAAACAACGAAGATGACGGGGAGCGTTACTTGTGCAGCCCTTTGACAGAGTGCCCAGTAACGACCGTAATGACGTGCGATGACGGCATACTGTCCGAGGCGGACGCCAATTTCACCGCCGCCGCTCGCACGTTGGTTCCCGACATGGCCGATGCCCTCACCGGCCAAGCCGCCGAGATTGCGCGGCTGCGTAAACTACTCGGATATAACAATGGGGAACGCGAATGACCGACAACGATCTAATCCGTCGCGGCGACGTGCACGCGCACCATCAGGAACCGGTGAAATGAGTCGGCGCACTAAACCCTGCAAATGCGGAACGCTGATTTTGGATCGCGAAACGCAATGTTGCCATTGCGAGCAGGAAGATGAACAGGCTGCATTTGAAGCCCGAACTGACGTGATAATGCTGACCAGCGTTGACACGCTGGATGACCTCAAGAACTGGATCAAGGAGTACCTGATCAAATGACCACCTATCCCGCCAATTTGACCGCCGACGCCACCTACGAGATACAGCGCACCAGCGTTCCCGCTCTCGACCAGGTATTAGGTCACGCCTTTGATGTGCTCGACCATGGCTTCGTGCGCGTCATCGACTACATGGGCGACGACAGCGCCGTGGTGCAGGCAGCGCGCGTTTCCTATGGCACCGGCACCAAAGAAGTCTCAGACGACCGCGGGTTAATCCGCTATCTGATGCGACATCATCACTCGACTCCGTTCGAGATGTGCGAAATCAAGTTGCATGTAAAACTGCCCGTCTTCGTCGCGCGGCAGTGGATCAGGCACCGCACCGCCAACGTCAACGAATACTCAGCACGCTACAGCATCCTTGATCGGGAGTTCTATATCCCTGAGCCCGAGCAGATGGCGATGCAGGCGACCGACAACAAACAGGGTCGCGCCGAAGTGCTGTCCGCAGAGAAAGCCCGCGAGATTCAGGAATGGCTGATCCGTGATTCAACCAAAGCCTATGATGGATACATCGACGTATCCAAACCAGTGGCCGATGGTGGCGAGTATGGTTTGGCGCGGGAACTGGCACGCATGAATCTGCCTGTCAACATCTACACCCAATGGTATTGGAAGGTCGATCTGCACAACCTTCTGCATTTCCTGCGGCTGCGGGCTGACCCTCATGCACAATGGGAAATCCGACAGTATGCCAACGTGATCTGCGAACTGGTCAAACAGTGGGTTCCGCACACGTTTGAAGCGTTCGAGGATTACAAGCAGCACGCGGTCACCTTCTCGCGGCAGGAGGTAGCGATGATCCAGGCTGCCACGCGCGGCTGTCAAATCTCGCCAGAAATGGCAACCAAGGCAGGCATGTCGCAGCGGGAAATAGTTGATTTTGTCAAGAAGATCGGCGGTGCGGCATGACCGAAGAAATGCCCGCTAACAGCAGCGGTGCGAAGCGTGAAAAGCTGCACGCCCTGCCCTACGACTTGATCCCGTTCCAAGAGATCGTTGCCGCCTATGCCAGACCGGCAGAATTTGGCTCGATCAAATATGAACCATGGAACTGGAGCCGTGGTCTGTCCCGCGTCCAGTTGCTCGGTTCTCTGTTGCGTCACACGTTTTCCTATCTGCGCGGTGAAGACCGTGACACCGACTCCGGTTTGCTCCACACCGATCACATCCTTTGGAACGCCGTGGCGCTGTGTCACAACGTTCACTGGAACCTGGAAGATGGGCGGCGCGGCGAACCGTCACGAGCTTACAAAGATGCTGGAAATTCAACGTCTGCCAATTGACGACCCACCATTTCACCTTTAACGTGATTCAAACATCACCGGAGAGAATCCTTGCCCTACCCATCGAACAGCGACAACGCCTACAATGTGACCGCTGACGAACTGATACAGTTTTATGAGCGGCTTGATCAACTTGAAGCGGAGAAAAAAGACATCTCCGAACAGATCAAGGAAGTCTGGGCAGAGTTCAAGGGTCGTGGGTTTGATGTGAAAGTGGCCCGCATCCACCGCAAGGACCGCAAACTCAGCGCCGATGATCGGGCTGAACGTGACGCGAAACTGGAAATGTACAAAGCCGCACTTGGCGACATCTGACCACAGAAGGAGACACCTGTGAAACTCGGCAATTTGAAATCAAGCATCCGTTCCACCAAAGGCAGCCCCGTGCTGCGGATCGAACTATCCCCCGGTATGGTGACCACACTCGCCCTGATGAAAGGCCCGCTGCTTGAAGCACTCGATGCAGCCTTTCCCGGTGGCAAAGCCGTGGAAACTGGCATGACGCTGGAGACCAAGGGCGATGACGCCGTGCTGCGTCCGGAAACCGGTGGCGTCTATGTGATCAGCGCCGCTGCACCTGGTCCGCTACTGGCGATCATGGAGACGGTTGCTCCAGCCCCGGCAGCCTCGCTGCTCGACCTCGACGATGACCTGTTGCCTGCACCCAAGACAACCACGCTTCTGCTGGACCTGTGACATGACCATCACCACCATCGACGAGTTGGAAGATATCATGGCGAAGATGGTGGTAAGTGGTGTTTCGGTTCACTTCGGACCATCGACATCCCCGCTGCGCCAAGGGCAATGGTTCGCCAGCACGGGCACTTCGGACACCATGAGACAGGTTCGAGGCCCAACGCTGCGCGATGCCCTCAACGCGCTGTTGGGGTTTCAAGATGTTGTTGACGTTATCACCGAACCTGCGAAAGCCGCACCAAGCCGGAAGCCCGCTGCCACCAATCTGATGGACCTTTTGGCATGATGCGTATCATCGGCGATATCGGACGCATCATGGATGAGCGCGATATCCCAGTGATGTCGATCCGTCGACCGTCTGAAAAGACCAAGGGGAAATGGCAAGTCTCGTTCAAGGAGACCGAGTTTCGACTCGACTGGACACAGGGAAAACCGTGCTGTGATTTCGTAAGCGCGTTGGAATCCTGCCTCGGGGAAAAAGTCGTTCAAGTTTCGCCAACCAATCTGGCGGATCTGCTTGATGACTGAATCTCTGGAAGACCTGCTGCGCCGTGCCCGTTCGTCTGGAGTGTCTGCCATCACAATGGATCGTCCCATTGGTGGGGTGACGCGGGCAGGAGCGTGGAAGGCTTTCTCTCACTTCGGCACGGGTTACAACGAAGATCCTGCCGCTGCGCTCAGGGAGGCGCTTTTGAAGGCGATAGCGCCACCTCGCAACAAAACCGATCTCAGCAATCTGCTGGACTGATCATCACTTTTCCCGTTAATTTCACGAGCATCATGGCAAAAATCATCCTTCATCCCGGCGACAATCGCATCAGTTTAGCCGCGATGGCTGAGAACAGCGTCGACTCTGTCGTCTGCGATCCACCTTACGGGTTGGTGAGCGTGGTTAAGCGGTTCGGTAAATCCGGCGCGGGTGACTGTACAAAAACCTCCGAACGCATTGCGAACAGAACTGACGGTTTCGCCAGAATTGCGTCTGGGGGTTTTATGGGAAAATTGTGGGACGGCAGCGGAATTGAGATTGACCCCGAGTTTTGGGCATTGGTTCTGCGCGTCCTGAAACCTGGCGGCTACATCGTCGCCTTCAGCAGCAGCCGCACTTATCACCGCATGGCCTGCGCGATTGAGGATGGTGGCTTCATCACACATCCCCTGATCGGCTGGGTCTATGGGCAGGGTTTTCCGAAAGCACACGCTGCTGACAAAGCCATCGACAAGTTGCTGGGGAAAGCAGGCGAGGTGACCCCGCAGGGTGATCCTGTGAAGCGCATGATCCCCGGCGCCGATCAACTCGACACCGGATCATGGCTCAAGGAAAACGGTCGCGAGTATCAGCCGGGGCAGTATGTCCCAGCCACACCAGAAGCCGCCGAGTGGGCTGGCTGGGCCTACGGGGGACAGGTGCGCAAGCCCGCGCTGGAACCGATCTACGTTGGTCAGAAGCCCTTCAGCGAGAAGTCGGGGGCTGCCAACATCCTAAAATGGGGTGTGGGAGCCGTCAACATTGATGGGTGCCGGGTTGCGGGGGAAAGCACTTTAGTCACGCGACCAGCAGGCAGCTTTGGAAGGATGAACGACGACGGTTGGGAGCCTAAGCCTGGGACAAATGGATCACAATTGGGCCGTCACCCTGCGAATCTCATAACCGATGGATCGCCCGAGGTCATCGACCTGTTCCCCAACACCAAGAGCGGCAAACCCGGCGTCATGCGCAAGGGCGTCAATGACGGTGCCTGCTACGGCGCAGAGTCCCGGCCACCTGGCACCCAGATGACGGGCTTCGGTGATGAAGGCTCTACCGCCCGCTTCTTCGAGTCCTATCCATTCGACGGCGAGCCCATTTTCTACCAAGCGAAGGGTGGCAAGGAGGATCGTGCTGGCAGCCGCCATCCAACGGTGAAACCCATCGCTCTGATGCAGGCATTAGTTCGACACATCACACCCCCAGGTGGCACCGTTCTCGATCCCTTCGCTGGCAGCGGCACAACCGGCGAAGCTGCCTTGCGTGAAGGCTTCAATTGCATCCTGATGGAAGCCGAGCCAGAGTATATCGACTTCCTCTACAATCGTTTTGCTGGTCGGATGAATGCCAAGTTATCTGTAAGCAATCTGAATGAGTTGTTGGATACTCCCTCAACCGATCTCAGAAACATTCTTTTCTAAAGGAAATTACTATGAATTTTGAAAACCTTCCGTTTGTCATCATGGCACAAAACGGCAAAGTCAAGGACACTTGGCGCGTTGTTTCAACCGGTGACTATGACCAAGACTGTGCTCTTGGTCGAAAACATTTTCGGGCACTCATGCTCGTGATGAATGCAACCAGCAACCCGCTTTACTTGGTTCGGGTGATCGAAGGGCAAGCCGCCAAGTACGCCACATGGGGCGGCATCGAAGCAGGATTCCTGTCGGCCATGTCCGACGAACTCAGTTCGTTGTAAGCATTTCTGGCATGGCAGCCTCCTGTTGGTAGGAAGATCAATCACCAGCCGGGATTTCGCTATGCGCCTATTGCGACCGCCAACAGCCCGGCGCAATCGCGCAGTTCATGCGCCGACATTCGCCGCGTGACGGCCCGCGCATTCGCCATACAGGTCGATCACCCGTCCGGCCCACACCTCGACTGCTTGGTCGGTTATCGGTGGGGCAGGAAGCCCCGGCAAGGGCGCGCAAAGCTGGTCAAGGCTGGCCTGCGGCGGCACGGTTGGCGGCTTTAATCCTCTGGTCGAGCCGCAAGCCGCGAGAAGGAGAGAGGCAAGCAGCGTTATATACAGGTTCCGCATAGGCTTGATCCTCCAGTTCGCGTGATATCATCCGGTTAGCCTCCACAAGGGCCAGCCGTTCGGTCTCAGCCGCCGCAAGGGCGATGCCCGTCTCTGTGGCCTCCTGCTGCGCCACGGCCCACGCTGCGACGTGCTTGGCCTCATTGTCTGCCCGCCCCTTGACGTAGCCACCAGCGCCCGCGCTAAGGGCCATCAGCAGCGCGCCAAGGATCAGATAGGGGTTCACGCCGCCACCCGCTGCACGCAGGTAAACTCGGCGTCAAGCCCCGGCGTGACGCGCTCCATGAGCATCACAACAGCCGCGCCCGTCAGGTTACAGGACCTGGCGTCATGGGTCAGCGCCCAAGGCACCTGTCCGGTTTGGCCGCCGAATGTCAGCGTGAGAACCACGAGCCATTCCATCATCACGCCTCGTTGGTCGAAATAGCACCGTCACGGCGCATCAGCGACAGGGGTGTGTTGGGGTTCTTGAATGTCGAAGGCCATCGGACAGCTTCGCAGCGGGTCTTGGCGATCCAAGTGTAACCGATGGCGTCACTCTGATTGCCCCCCAAAACCCGGTATTCGGTCGCGGACTGGCCAACGAGGATGCCGACATGGCCACCAGACGGGCGCTTGAAGGCAGCGATGGCCCCAAAGCACGGGCGGCACTCGGACCCAAGATACATCCAATTCAGCGCCCAATAGGGGTTCTTGCCCAGATCGCCAGGGCGCGGCTCGTTAGGCAAGGCCAGATGCAGCGCTGTATCAACTGCGTCACCGCACCAAGGCAGCTTTGCCGGATCGCCCAACGTCACCCCGTCTGACCTGAGCCATTTTGCCAGCCGATCATGGTCGCGGACCTCGTGCCAGCCCATGACCTTTTCAAATTCGGTGATCCATGGAATAGCGTTCATTTGAGCACCTCAAGAATGCGTGGCAAGAACATGATCATCACGGCAATCGCCCCGCCCCATCGCAGCCGGTGCCACAGATCACTCAGCATAGATTTTCTGTCGCGGCGGATGGTGCGAGGATCAAACATCAGGACCTCCCTGATTGGGGTCGGACGGCAGCACACCGCGCCGCAAACGTGTCAACAACACCTCAAAGACACCTGGTAGGATCAGGCCGGCAAGATAAGCTGATGAACCAGCCAAGCCCCCCACAACGGGGGCTACGGTTTCGCTGGGCAGGTTTACGGCCCACATCACCAGCGGCAAAGCCAGCGCACCCACGCCGCCCGCAACCAGCGCGCCAATTGCTGTGTGGCGGATCAGATCGCGGCGCGAAACCTTGATCAGCAAGCCCGATGTGGCGCCACCCATCGCCCCCCAGGCAGCCACGCTGAACACCGCAGAGCCAGCCACCGCTTGCAGCACATCCGCCCAAAGGCCACCTTCAGTTGACATAGTTCACCCCTCGCGTCTGTGGTTTTTCTGGTCCTAGGGTCAGCGCCGCCGCTGCCGTTTTGATGATCCGCTTGACTAGCGCTTCTTTCTCGACAGTCACTCAGTCCTAGCAGTTGCCATTTTCTGACCTATCCAAACACGAATGTCAACTTTAGCGTGATTATGCGGCCGGCGTATCGAACCCAAGGTAATAAGCAACAAGCCTCAGTTTGTTCGTATTGCCGCTACCTGTTCCTCCGTTCAAGGTCACCAGAACATCTGTCGCCGCGAAGGTTGGAAATGGTGCGACGACTCCGATGTTCTGCGCGCCTGTCGTAACTCCTATGGTGGCACCAAATGCCGCAGGCGTGCCTGTGTAGCCTACGTCAAAGCTGGTCGGACCGCCTGTCAGTGCAGCGACGACATAACTGGTGACGCAGAGAACGATGGCTCGCGCCGGGATCAAGGCTGTCGCTGTAACCGATGTGCCGTCTGGGGTCAGCAACACCATAGTCGCGTTCAATGACAAGCGACCCTGTGTGCCGACAGGCTTTACCAATGTTCGATTCAACTGCCCATCCAGCAGATCGCGGACCTGACCGAAGTTCCCTTCCCGACTGTTGCCGCCTTGAACCAGTGCAAAGATATCGGCAAGATCAAGAGTAGTCGCGTTGGTCAGAGCAGAAGTTTCTAGGTTCGCCATTTTGGAAGTCCTTTAGACTATGAGGTTGCCCGGTGCCATGTCGCCCGACAGCGCTAAGGTGTTGCCAGCCATGTCACCAGAAAGTGCAAGTATATCGTCGCTCGTAAGGTTCATGATCACGCCGATCTCGTGCCCTTGCAGGGATTCCAGACCGTCCCGCACCGCGACAACCCGCACCACTGCCGATAGGTTGCCAGCAAACTCGCCGCGCGAAAGCAGGTAACTGGTGCCCGTCAACCCACTGATTGTGGCGATCGGTGTCAAGTCTGGCTCTGTAATATAGATCGTGGTGGTCTGACCGGCTTCCGGTCCCATGTCGCTGTCAGTCCAGAGCAGCGCCTGCGCGGATTCGTTGATCCGGTTGCGGCGAGCCCATGTCACCAACATTGACGTTCCGCCTTCTAGATCGAATGTGCCGAAGGCGGTCGTGTTGATCTTCACATTGGCCGGCCGATTGGGAAGATGCGGCCGTTCACTCAGAACAATATCGACCATCGGGGCATCAGCAATGGGTAGCAACCCAAGGCTTGTGCGTGTGCGAAAATGATAGGAAGCAGTTTCGAATGCTGATCTGCGCGTTGGATCGGGAACTTGCGTGTCGCTTGGGATAAACCAGATACGAGTCCCGATCGCCCATTCTTTTGGAGTGGTGTCAAGCATACCGCGGTCCAGCGTATAGCCTGCGCCGTCAACAGTTCTCAGCAGAGCAATTTCGGTGGCACCATCGTCTTCTTGCCCAATCAGCACAAACTGACCGGGCGCTGGTGGCAGCCCGAGGTAACCCGGCATCGCAGGAATGATCGTTTCAACTTCTGCATCCAAAATCAGATCGGTTTCCCAACTACCACGAAGTTGTCGGTCACCGAACGACTGCTGCACGATCTCGCCAGTTGACAGAGCGCCGTACCCGATCAACTCGTAACCTACGTCATCTTCGCCGTCTGGTCCGATGGTGAAGGCCGAAATAACCTCTGGATAGAGCAATTCGCTTACGTCATCCATCCCGAGCGCGGCGGCTGTCATGAACGCCGGGGCTGTTCCGGTCTGCAAATAGACCAGTGGTGCGGGCGGTTGCGAGGGATCGACCCAGCCCGTGTCTGTGGGCGATAGATAACTCGCGCGATCGAGCGAGAAGATGTCTTCGTAAAGCGATAGTTTGACCGTGTTCGAAGTGGTACCAACAACCACGTTTGCCACTCGGAAGTAGGCACTTTCAATGCTGCGGTCTGGCCAGACGAGTTCAACAACATCGTAGATGACCGTCTTCCAGAACTGCTTGGTGACCTCGACATCGCAAGTAGCAATCGGATGAACCACGGCCGCGAGGTCACGTTCGGCAACCGCTATGGCCAGTGTCTGCGATGCGATTCCGTGATAGTTCCGGCTGTCTGATGCTGGTTGAGCCCCTTGCATACCGATAGCAGCCAGATCCTGAGCGACTACAGTTTCCTCTTTGCCCGTCTCTGGGTTGGTCCAGGTGACAACAATTTCGTTCGAGATGTCGCCCCAAAGCTTCATCTTGAAGTTTGAGAGCTTGGCGTTATCAGGATTGACCTGCGGAACGGTCACTTCTGGATCAACTGCGCGGAGCAGTTTCAGCGTGTGCTTCCCCGTGGCCGGGTCCACGAACAACGCACCCTGGATATGATCCAAGCATTCTTTAACAAAATCTTCAATCTTGCTTTGGCGAGTCCATATCATATTCCCGCCGAAATTTTCATCATAAAGTGTCTGCGCAGCTTGTTCAAACGAGCCAATGTTGAACGCCCCGAAACTCTCACCCATCCCCCAGTCGCGATTTGTCATCGCCTCAAAGATCATGTGGGCAAAGTTGGCCGACCACTGCTGATTGCCGAAAGAGTCGTCTGCCACTCTGATCATGGCGATTGAAGGATTAAGCCCTTGCGGTGCTCGACGAACACGAACGGTTATCTTTTTCAAGTATGGGTTGTTCGAGGACCAATGAAATCCTTTTGAGTCCGAAGCAGTTCCGTTCAGTGCCGCGAACGTAGGCCAGAGGAAACCCGTGTCTTCGATGTTGTCATTGCGCAGGCCGGTGAAAACCAAGCTGGCAAGCCCCCGGAAACCTGGGCAGGTTGAGGCTGTCAGGCCAAAGCGACTCCAGATCGGTCCCGGTAACTTCTGCTTTTCGTTGCCGTTCAGCCACCAGATCAGGCCCTTGACGCCACCTTCTTTCTTGTTGCCGCCGAACAGATCGGGCTTGTCGATCTTGCGAACCGTGTTGTTGGTGTCGGACCCACGCCACGCTTCTTTGTCACCGACTTTGATCGCAACGAGTTCCAGTCCAGGACCGGCAGCGCAGACGCCAACGTGCATCGACATATAATGCTCGGATACTTGGACTTCGGCGCCTGGCTTACCCACGTCAGGAATCCTTCTCGGCTGTGCGTTTCACTTCCACAATCCGTTCAATGTAAGGGTCGAACCCTTTTCCCATCAGTTCTGATTTCGGGAGCCCGTTCTTGACGAAGCTTTGAAAATCCACGCCAGCCTCAATCATTCGGCGTCTGGTTCCACGAGAACAGAATAGCTGTCGAAAGTCGTCGATCTTGATGATTGGGTCTTCGTCGGACATTGATCAAGCTTTCACGTTGAAGGTCTTGGTAGATTTCTCGCCGAACCAAACGATATTCACCCCGCTAACTTCAATCTCTCCAAACACCACCGGAATAGGTCGACCGGATTCTGCTGTCGGGTCTTCAAGGTCTTTCACTTCATCCGGTTTTGCGCTTTTGGGCGTACCCATGAGCAAGTAGCCGATGACCTGAAGTGCGACTCCGACCAATAGTTGATAAAGGAAAGGTAAGAGTGCGAATGGCAAAGAACACTTCCTTCGGTGAGATTATCACATTAAACGTGACATTAGTAGAATTGGTTCTTCTGCGATAGGGGGTTTTCCAACGGGATCAGAGGCTGCCCACCAAAGTTCAGGATATTGCTGTGCAGCACGTTGCAGTCAGCCATGTTGCGACGACACCCAAGCACCACGTTGACGCTCATCGCGACCGCCAATCCGCGCAATGAACCGCGCACCGTCACTTCAAGGCCGCTTGCTTCCGCTTTGGCAATCGTGCGTGTCTCTTTACGTCCGCTTGCCGCTGTCCACTCCAACAGCCCACCGATGTATCGGGCAGGGTCAATGGGCGCAATAGCCACACCAACCTGCACCCGGTTGCGAATGATTCCTGTCACCGTCCTTGAAATCGTAGCATCAACTTTATTCGCACGGCACTGCGACCCGTAAAGCACATGGGGGCAACCAAGTTGATAGTTACGCCGAAGCCCCGGCCGCTGGATTGATGTCGATACCGGCACCGCGTTGAAAGCGATTTCGTGCGAGTTGAACTCTGGTGCCGTGATCCGCCCGAGCCATTGCGCCGGGTAATCAACCAGTGACGGAATGTCATCCATTTGTCCCTGAAACACGGTCAAATTGACAACCTGCGAGGGAGGGTAGCCGATGAATTCGTCTTCGAGCCCCGACCCTGCCGCCATTGTGATGGTGATGTCCGACTTGTCCAACGTCCCGGTCGTCGAGATGTCGCTGTGTTTAATGGCCCACGGTTGATAGGTGATGCCAGCTCGAACAATAGCTGTTTCGGCATTGGTGAAAGCATAGGGACCAAAGGTGCCATGCTCGAATGCACGACCCGGCGATGTGCGGCCGGTCAGCCAGTGGCCCGTGGCCCAGTTCGCAGCATCACCAAAGTAATCAGCGCGCGTCGGGAACACAGGATAGGGTCGTGCGTCCCAGGTCCACAAGCTGATCTTTCCGAAGTCGATCATGTCGGGGTTGTTCGGCCCATCTGGGTGCCAGTAATCCAGCGTTGCTTCCAAATAGGCACGCATCACAGCGGCGTCTGGACGGCCGTTCGAAAAGTGCGGCGTGTCACTCTCGCTGGATTTCGGATCAAGGAAGACGTTGGGCTGGTTCGGCCCTTTGTCGATGGCCGCGCAGCCGAGTTCGGTGAACACGATAGGCTTGAGTCCCGGCACCCACGCTGTCGCTGAAACGTCACGCACCCCGGCCACGCGGTTGTGGTGGGCATTCGTCCACCAGCCCCGGATATCCTTCTGTCGAAAGACCCAAGGTTCGCTGTAGGCCCCATCGGTGATCGGGCTTCTGGTCTGATTGGTTCGCGCGAGATCGCTGGCGTAGAACCAATCGAAGTATTCCCCACCTTCGATGTTCGCTTTCAAATAATTCGGATCGTGCAGGGAGTTGAAGCCAGCGAGCCAGTCCAGATGCGTGAAGCCTTCGCGCCAATCGGCCCCGGGCGAATAGTTGTCGATGCCAACATAGTCGATGTTGATGTCTGACCACAGCGGATCGAGATGGAAGCGTACATCGGTGCCGATCTTGTGGGAGTGAAATTCAGACCAGTCGGCGGCGTAGGAGATGTTTACGTCACCCCCGAGAATGCTCCTGGCTGCCGCAGCAAGCGTTTTCAGCTTGGCGACGGCCGGATAGGCGAAGACCTCGTTGCGCACGGTGGTCAACCCGACCAATTCGCTGCCGATCAGAAAGTCATCGACTCCAGCAGCGTTGGCAATAGTGGCCATGTGCAGAATGAAACGGTTGAACTTCCACTCTGCTGCCCCGCTGTAATTGACTCGCAACTCGCCGGCGTTCCAAGAGAAGTCCGCAGCAGTGCTTCCACCGAAGAAGGCGTTGGCCTGCGTGGTGGCTGTGGTTGTCGCATCCACGCTGCCAGCCTCCCCCGCTGCCGGGTGGCAAGTGATCCGACCTCGCCACGGGTAGGCAGCTTGCGCAGCTTCGCCGTAGGGGTCTGGCAAGGCGTTGCCGGCAGCAATGTCCATCATGACGAAAGGATAGAGTGTGACCTTGAGCCCTGCTGCCTTGATGGCCACAATAGCTTCGTAGATGGTGCGGTCTGACGGGGCTCCACCATAGGCAGGTTTGCCTGAAATCTGCGAAACGACTTGGGCTGTGCCCCGGACAAGATCGCCCACTTTCCATTCGTAGGGCAGCGTGCTTCCGCTGGCAGTTTCGACTTTGGGCCGGATTTCGCAGTTCCCACAGCGTAGATCGGTCCCATGCCAGGCGACGACCAAGCTGACGTGCTCCAGATGTGGCGCAGATGCCAGAAGGTCTTCCAGCGACGAACTGAAATCACTGACTGCCTGCCCTGCGTATCGGTTCTTCGGCTGCCCGGTGCTGCTGTCAGTGACAAGCGTTGTGCCGTAACCGAATTCCGTCGCACCCGGTATGATGGTGACCGACCTCATCAAAGATTCCAGCATTGGATCGCTGCCCTTGAACAAGAACAACTTGCTGGGGTTGCCGCGATGCCGAGAGGATTCTTTGATACCAAATGCCATGTTCAACAGTTCCTATGCTTCAGGTGTCAAAGATTCGAGCGCCATGATTTGCACAACAGCCTGTCCAACATCATCGGTAAGCCACCGAATTGTCAAACTATCGCTGGCAAAACGGCAGACATTCAGCCAGCAAATCATTACTATTTGGCTTTGTGGAATATCTGCACCGACCGCAGTATCAAACTCGATTCTGCTGAACAGACCGCTGGACCCGGTGTCAAAGCTTTCGTCGAAGTCCAAAGAGAACGCACCGGGGCCGGGATCATCGGTGGCGATAATGTTGATGATTTTTCGAAACAGCCAGGTTCCGTCAAACAGTTTGATCGCCAACGCAGTTTCAACCGTGGAAAGTGCATACGTCTCACCGACTGCGCTGCCTACGACAGTCAGATACTCACTCCCATTGGCAATACCGCCGCTTGGCAGCATGTCGGTAGTCCAAGAAGGGCTGTAGAACTCCCCTTGGCGTCCGCGCATCTGATTGAACAAGGTCAACAGCACGCCGATGTCATCGCGGCTGCGATCCGCATAGTTAAACTGTGTGATTTTCGTGTAGAACTCGATCGGCAGGAATGCCTTCACGATGCCGCGGTCATAGTCAACTTCTTCGATACCAGAAGAAAAAGAAACCGATGGTTGCTGTGCCCAATTGGGTGAGGCAAGCAGAACCGGGCGGCCGTTGAACGTTCCGAGGGATGTTGAACCCATCAAAGGAACCCCACTGGGAGCATTTACTTCGAGCGAGATAGACGATGTGGACACGCGATCGGTGACATGGTTAAGGGTTACGTTTTTGTTCAATCTCCCACTGACCACGGGGCGAATAACCGTGCCCTTGGGCCATGCTTTCGTCAGTGGGGCGGTTAGACCAATTTGCACATTGGTCAAAATAGTGTCGAAATCTTCACCGTAGTCGATGCTGAAAGACCCAACGCCAGTTAGTTCCTCGCCGCCAACAAACTCGCTTGCGTCCAGATCGGAAAGAACCAGGAGCATGTCTTCAGTTAGCCAAGGTGCGTTTTCAACTACGATTTCAGTTGCGCCAATGACTGTCGCAACTGAAAGCACTGCGGCATAGCGAGCAGGATCAGCAATCGAGATGCTGTCAGCGCCCCGAGAGTGCATCAGTGCCTTGAATGCCAAGAGGCGATCATCCCAAAGCAGTGTCGAAAAACTGATGGTCCGACGAGGCGTCAGCCGCTCGGCTACGCGCTGCTCCCGGCCCGAGTAAGATGTGAAAACAGTCGTCCGAAACTCATAGGTCTCAGTGACATTTTCGGTCCAGTTAGGCACAAGATGATAGTTCGTCATCCGAGAACCCCGCCCAACTGACGGGATCTGCGAGTCATAAAGTTGAGCATGATCTTTTCGCCGATCTCCGTGGAAAGAGCAGCCTCCAGCACATCGGCAGGATCGAACACGTTCACGTTCTTGATGGTCGTGTTTGACTGTGCTGCACCACCATTCATCACATGCCGCGGGTCATCGCGGGTCAGCATTTCCTCGTCCTTCAACCCAATGATCGGCACCTCATTCGGCCCGAGTCCGAGAACTCCGCCAGAGTGGAACCGCTGCGCGCCTGCAAAGACGCCGGGGTTGACCATGCGGCTGCCGGAACCACCGCTGCGACCAACCACACCGCCACTGTGGAACAACTTGCCCAGCAACCCAGCCAAGAAACCACCACCACCTCCAGCTTTTGAGCCACCACTAAGCGCATTGAACAGCGCCTGTTTGACAATGGCCTTTCCAATCTCGATCAGGAACTCCCCAATACCCTGCATCAAGGTTTGGAAGAACGCCTGAGCCACGTTCGTCCCATTGGCAATGGCTTCGGCCAAGGCGCTGAACGCATTGCTTCCAATGTCGGCCAACCGCTCATTGATGCTTTCAGCATTCGGCAGGAAATTGGTTTCCAGATCCTCAATCACGTCTCCGATACCATCGCGAAGATTCTTCAACTTCAGGATAGCAGCATCGGCACCGGGTCCACCCATAGCCGTCCAGAACATAATGGCGTCGTCGATTGCGGCTTGCAGCGACATTTCCGTGGCGTTGATCTCGCCGACGATCTCAATAACCTTACCACCGTCACCAGCAGCCTGTGCGATTTCGAGGCTTTCAAGCAGCAGAGATCGCTGCTCCAGCAGCCGGTTGACTTCCATTTCGACGTTCTGCCGGTCGAACAATGCGCCCGCAGTGCGTTCAATCTCTGCGCGCTGCTCCTTGGTCAGTGTCAGACCGGCCCGCTGTGCCTCAAGTTCTTCCTCTCGCAACGCCTTGGTAATAGCAGCCTGCCGCGCTTCCAGAGTGGCGTTCGACAATTCAAACTGCTGACCTTCAATGCGCTGTTTGTAGGCGTCAAGGTAGTCTTTTTCATTCTTGACCCGTTCGGCATCCAATTCGGAAAGGCGGGTATTGATCGCCAATTCGTTTTGCGATATGCCCATTTTCTTTTCGGCCCATGCCACAACTTCCGATGCGTTTTTGCCTTCCAGAATGCTTTTGTTCGCATTGATTTGGTCAGACCCAAGGATGTCCGATACAGGAGTCGATGCTTGGGCTGCCAATACCCCCGCAGCGCCCCGCGGACCAAGGAAGTGCGCCAGATAAAGCGCAGCGTCGGTCGTCGCGACACCGGCCTTCTGAAGCACGGCCGCGTTCTCACGAGCATACAACTCGACCATTTGGCGAGATATTGCAGAGTCTTCCCGCAACGCCAGAATCGCGGCTTCGGTCATTCCGGCTGCGCGGTCGGGGAAGTATGTCTTGAACATCGACAACCAGGTTGCCGAGATAAATTGTCCCAAACCCGTGGCTGACGACAGTGGATTTTTCGCCGAAGCATTACCGCCAGATTCCACACCGACGATCTTATCCACCAGTCCAGACATGCCAGTGCCCAGCGTTGTATTGGCGGCGCTGCGGTCGAACGTGATCCCGGCTTGCTCACGCAGCAGGCGCGTCTGTTCTTCAGTCAACCCAAGGAACTCAATCCCAAGTTCATTTGCACGTTCCAAGGCCGTATTGCGAGCATCCAGCAATGTATTCTCAATGAACTGTTCGCGGCTGGTCAGTGCTGCCAGATCGGCTTCTTCCCGCATCTTGGTGATCTGCTCATCCAAGAGCCCGTTGACATCAAGTTGGAGCTTCTTTTCTTCTTCCGTCGCGTCTGTCGTTTTATCTGTCGATGCAGTCACGCCGTCTTGTGCGGATTTGATTTCTTCAATCCGCTTGGCGATAGCCTGATATTGGGTCTCAACTTCTGCTAGCTGCTTTTTCAAATCTGTGGTGACAGAAGTGTCCAGAGCGTTCGCGCCGAACATTGCCTGATCCGCGAGTTGTTGTTGTGCAATAAGACGGCGAAGATCTTGGCGCTGCTTGTTCAACGATGCTTCTTGATCGGGGAGTGATAAATTCTCAAACGATGTTCCAACAGCGACGCCTGCCGCCAGACCTTTCGTAACTTTTTCGAGGGCGATGACGGCCAGTTCCGCCGCACCAGTTATGCTGCCGAGAAGGATCACTACGGCATCGAACACCACTGAATCTGCCAACGCAGTAACCAGATCGTCCCAGGCTGAAGTGAGTTCTTTTATGTTGGTTTCGAACGATGTGGCTACAGGAACTGTGTCTTTCAGTCGTCCAGCCAAAATGCGCTGTGCTTCACTCAGCGCGGCAGCCCGGTCACCGCCGGCGTCCATTGCGCGGATGTGGGCAAGTTGATCCGCGGTCAGGAATTTCAGTTCCTGGTCGAGCGTCCTTACATCGTCAATGTTTCCCGTGAATGCCTTGGAGAGTTTCGCAGCCGCGTCGCCAACGTCGATACCTGCAACGTCCGAAAGTTGCTTCGCCATCTGGGCCAAGGGAAGCATCTCATCGCCAGAAAGACCTTCTTTGATAAAGGCCAGCGAAATCTTCCGAGCATCCTCGATCGCGATACCGAACTTCTGCATTTCGCTGGCGTTGGCTGCTAAAGATTCCGCGCTGTACCGCCCCCCATCTGCCATCAGCGCCAATTGTGAAGTGAAGACTTCCACGGATTTAGATTCTGTGCGGACCCGCATGAAAGCCGCTATGAACGGCGAAAGAACTGCAGTAACGGCTGCGATCTGCGGAATGGACCGGACTAACCCGACCATCATCTGTGGCCAAATCTGGGCGAACTGACCGGCCTGCTGTGCGAGGATTTGGATGGGTGCCTGACCCATCGCTACGCCGCCGATCACGTCATTGAGTTGATACCCGAGGTTGACCATCTGATACGGTCTCAGGCCGTAGAGTTCAACGTCTTGGGATTCACCTTTGCGACCGCCGCTGTCGCCTCTAACTGGCCGATTTCCTCTACGACCACCCCTGATCCATTCCACCTCTGCTGCAATAATTCTGGCTTCTGACGCTTGGGCAGCCGCAGCAATACGATCAGCATCATCTTTGTAAGACTGAGCCAAAGCTACGGCAATGGCAGATCGCCTCTGGTCTTCCTTTTGAATATAGTTCCCGCCAGGGGCGTCGGTTATAATCCCTTTACTGGACGCATTATTGCTGACCGCTGCAACTTTGTTGAGCGCCGTCGCCGTTTGATTGGCCGCAGTGGTTTGCTGCTGCATCAGTGCGACGTTGTGACTCCAGGAACTAAAGCCGCTTTTCTGTGCTGTGGTGATAGCTTGAGTTCTGTTAGTGACTTGCCCCAGCGATGCCTGCAACTCCAGAGCCTTCGCTTGCAGTTTGGCTTTTTGGGTAATTATGCGCGCCATCTCGGCACGGCTGGCACCTTGCGTTGAAATCAGTTGCTTGAATTCGACATTGAGATTTTTGATTGAAGTCTGAGTTTCGGCGAGAGCCTGTTTGTTCGCAATCGCCATGCGCTTCATTGCCGTCGCGGAAGTCGCGGCGACATCGTTTTGCATCTTCTTCAGGTTGTCGAGAACCTTGCTGAACTGATCTCTGGCGCGAACAACCAGATCGACTGTGCGTTCGTTATTCGCCATTCATCATGTCCTTCAAAACGTTACTGAGGTCTTTGGCAGCTCGTTTTGTGCCTTCTGGCTTGACGTTCATATTGGGGATCGTGGAGAGCGCCATTTGCAAAAGCGAGGTCTGTGCTGCCATTTGAACGCCTATCCGTTTGGCCACTATTCCAGCTTCCACAAAAACCATTCCGACCGGATATCGCATTGCATGGGGGTGTCCGTGATCGAGCAACATGCTGACCTGGCTACGGATACCTGCGACCCATCGGTTCAGGTTTTCGGGCGTGTCAGGCTTACCGCGCCTTGCATCGCCCGAACGACGATCTCCATCACCTTTTCCAGTCCACCTTCAGCCACCAGCGTCAACCGCATGATCTTGTCCAAGGCGTCGATCTGCACACTGAAGGGCAACGTTGCCACCTTGTCTGCGGCCGACAGATTGCCCATTGCACAGGCAATGATTGCCGATGCGAGCGGGACAAAACCCTCACCCATCTCCATGGCAATCGCAGTTGGATCGCCAAACAGCTTTCCACTGACGGCTGTGTCGTAGATGGGCGCCAGTTCGGGCAAGTAATGCCGCACAATATACATGACCTGAGCCAGTCCGAGACCGCGAACCTGATAGCGTTTGCCATCAAATTCGACGATCTCGAACGGGATCACCAGATCAGCAATGTCATCGAATGTGTCTCCCATTTCGATGCCTTACGCGGCAGGGAAGTTGTTGCGGTAGGCCAGCGGCAGTGAACCAAGCTTCAGCGCCGTGATGGTCAGCGGAATTTGCTGCCAGGTTGGCGAGTCAGGATCGGTCAGCATCGACAGGTCACCGTTGGGCGTGATCGTCGCACGCGGAATCCAGATTTCGGACTGCTCGCCAAAGGGGTTGTTCGAGAGGAATTTGATTTCACCTTCGACTTCTTTGTTGTCGGCCAGGATCTGCTTGTGCGTTGATGCTGCCACGTTGTAGATAACAATCAGATCTGCGTCTTCGGCGATGCCACCACCGCTCAGGACAGTTAGCATACCGGACGCCACGTCGAACGTGTAATCGGTGTTGTTGACGTGAACCGTCGCGCCGGTCGCTACCGAGGTAACGGTGACATTGCGCAGGCCGGTCGGAGCAACCAAACTGACGCCCAACTGGTACATCCGTCCCTTTACCACGTCGACCAGAGTTTCGGTTGATCCAGTCGCCGATGCCGTGGTAATCGTGGTCACGCTCGCAGACATGAACCACAGACGCATGTTGTCTGCCTTCACGTCATCGGTCATCACCGAACCGGACAGATCGTCACCAATGATCAAACGCTTGTCACGGTTCCGATAACCTTGTTGCGAAGACCGATGTTCCAGCGGCGTTACGTCGCGGGACAGCGTGAATTCTGGGCAGTTGCCCATTGGAAGGTAACCCTTGCCAGCGAACGTGCCAGTGACAAACGGGTTGAAAAGGATGGACCCACGCGGGACCACGAGGTTATTCGACTGATAGTCCATGGTTCACTCCTTTGTTGTATTGCACTTATAGCGTGAAATTGCGCCTCTTGGAAGGGGGTCAATGCGACTCCGAGCATCGCTGCCCCCTTATGCCGACAACCGCAGCACAGCGTCACCGTATCCGGTTACGTCGATCAAAACCTGCGACCCCGCGACAACCGTTGACCCGACAGAAATCGTCCCGCCTGTCGAAAGCACCTCAACCGTGCGACCATTGAGTTCGCTTGGGATTGCAACGGCCGTGTTCGTCAGGGTCTGGTGGGCTGTGATATAGACGTAATCCTTGCCGTCCATGCTGACGATCACGCCGGGCACCGTCAGGTCGGTGTCGGTTGGCAGGAATGGCGCGCGGAAAGCAGTCACCAGATCATTGTTGCCAACGGCTGCGTCACCCGCCGCGAAATCAACGGCAGTCGGATACATTTTCTCTGCTGACGAGAAAAACAGCACGTCATTCACTTTTGCCGCCCGTGCCGCAGGCACACCCAACCCGACATCGCGGCTATAGCCAAATAGATGCCCCGAAACTGCAACCCCGCCACTGTCTTTGCCGATCAGTGCAAAATGGCTGGCCGGATCGGCAGGATTTGTGCAGGACGTGCGCGGGATACGGATTTCTGCGGCGTTGGCCGTAATGTCCGCGACGGATTGGAAATTGTAGCCAGATACGACCGACACTGACGGCACATAGAGGCAGACCGCGCTTTGCATCCCCGGCGTGCTGTCCGCAGGCAGTGCCAGCCGTTGCAACTGGATGCCGCCCCAATAGTCGGTTGCCGCAGAACGGCGATAGGCGTCTTTAACACCATGCCCCGCACGGACTGACATCGCGCCCCATTGGTTCCACTCGTAGACATAAGCAAAACGCACTTGCTGTTTGGCCGAGGTATAGTTGGGCGTCACTGCCCCAACTGCTGCAATCAGCGCGTCTTGTTGAGCGGCGGCGTTGATCAGCGCGTAGGTTTCGCCAATGATCAGCCGCGCGCCAGCATAGACCCCATCTGCAGTAATGGCCGTGTCGTCGAGGCGCACATTCACGACATAATCCGTGATGATCGGGTGCATCTGGATTTGCGCCGATGCGCTGGCCGTGATGGCCCCGGTATTGGTAGCGCCAGACACATGCGTAAAATTGAGGCTGGACGGGGCTGACGTGGCGATGGACCACTTGTCTTGCGTCCCGGTATAGCGCCGCACGAATGACAGCGTTCCGGTCGTGTCGATCAGCATCATCACCCAGTTGCTCGTCCCGTCCGACCAGATTGACCCAACATCCGCGTTGGCCTTGCCATGGGCAGCCGCAGTCAGGCGATAGCCAATCACACCATGCGATCCGCCTAAATACATGCTGTTGAGCCGGATCGGACATGCCTCGTCAAATCCGCCAAAATGCACCAGCGTTGACGTGTTGAACGCTGCAATGGTCGAGATGGCGGTGGTCGATTTTGCAATAAAGCGGATGCCCCGGAAATCAACAACCTGCGACTGTATTAGGCGGCTGCGATCCAGCGCGCGGCCAACGTCCAGTCGCCAGACCACATCATAGGCGGTGGATTGCTGCGCCCCGGCACGGATGTAAAGCTCCGATCCTTGCCGCGCGACTGTGATTTGTCCGGTTTCGACCGGGTTAAAATCAGCAGCAGCGGCGGTATAGACGCCACCGGAATAGGCAGCGAAAGACAGCGCCGATGCACCCTCGTTGAGCATGGTCGCAGCCGAAACCAGATCAACATGCGCCGCCGTCACTGGCGTTGCGGCAGAGAAGTCCGTTGTGTTGCGCATGTTTGGCGCGACAGAAACCGCAGCGGCAGGCGTCGTGAACGTGATCTGACGCGGCAATGCGGCTGGAAGCGGGTTGAACCCGGTCGTGATGTAGGAATGCAGCGATCCGTCAGCGTTGTAAAATTGCAGGAACCCGTTGGTGTGGAGATACGTCCCACCCGGTGCGCCATGGATTGACAGAGTGTAGGTCGTGTTTGCTTTTAGCATCGGCGTCTTGCGGCTGACCCACCACGACCAGCCGCTGCCAGCCGTGGATATTGCGGACAGCAGCCCAGTCGTGTTGCTCCGCACGCGCGCGAGTTGATTCGCAGTCGTGGTCCCGATGGCCGGGGCCACATCACCAGACGGCGCGGCCACGTCCGAGATCGCCGGGTTCCAGTTGTTTGTCAGGTCAGGGCTGGAAATGATGCTCAACACGTCAACCTGCGGCAGCGGTTCGATAATCGAATCTGCGGCGGCCCGCGCTGCATCGCGGGCGGCTTCGGCGTTTTGCGCCCATGCCATCGCTTCATCGGAATATGTCTTACCAATCGCCTCATCAATGACATCAGCAACGAAACGTTGGCCCACCCGCAATTTTGCAGCGTCAATTTGACCTGTCAAATTGTCAGGATAAAGTGATGGGATAGCATCGCGGAGATCATCAGTGTCTACAGGCATGTCTAACTCCCAAGGTGATAATCACCTATAACGTGATTTGATCAACTCGCAAAAGGGTTTTCGAGGTCTTCCGCCAAAAGCAGGGTAACGCCAACCAAGAAGTAGGCATGATCAGATATTTCATCGCGACCAGGGCGATGTACTGGCTGGCCGATCGACATGCTCATCACACATGGAGCCCTCATCGGTTTATTGAGTCCGAGAATTCCCGTCGACGATTGCTTCGCTCTCACAAGCGCTTTGGTGACTTCGGCAGATAGCCCATAGGCAGGGTCAAGGGGATGGTTCTTGTCGTCAGCGACGAATCCCTGAATCAAGACTCGGAATGTATTTTGACTTTTCCCGCTTGTGGTCGAACCGTTGAATGCTTCCGGCGCACGCGGATCTTCCAGCACTGATAACATAGGTAGAGGATCGTTGGCACCGAAGAAGTCGCGCCCGCGGAACACGCGCTCGGTCACACGATCTGCGCTATCCATGAAGTCACCAAGGTCAAAAGTGTAATAGTTGGCAACGGTGATTTCTTTCAGCGCATCGCAGATGCCCTTCATCACTTGAAGGCGGAATGGGTCACCCATTGCTTTTCTCCAGCAGTTCAATTTGGCGATGGAACTCACCGACCATGAAATCTAAAGCTTCGGGGCTCAGTTCTTCATAAACGCCATCACCATCTGTGGCAGCCAGCAGCGCCTGATCAACAGATGGTCCGTAAAGGAGCCAGAGGTTTTTCCCGATCTCTTTCGGCTTATAGGCGCCGGGCGGCTGACCTCCGTTGGTTCGGACAGCCAAGCCTACGTTGTTGTTCCGCAACCTGATCAAGAAGGCCCGAGGAATTGCCTTAAAGCCGCCACCGGTTTTGACGCGCACGTCGATCTTGTCACCCTTGGGGCGCTGTGATCCTGCCGTTGGCACCTTCTGTTTTGCGAATCGTGCAAGTGAAGTCGCAGCGTCTCGCCCCTCGATCGAGCCGAACAGTGATCCGTTGCGAGCACGCTGTCGAACCCACAGTCGCTTGGTCGCTGGCCCAAGGTAGGACGCAGGAAAGGCCACCTGGTCCAGCACGGCGCGGGCGGCACGGGTGCGAGTACGATCCAAAGTCTTGTTAATGGATCGGGTAATGGCAGTTTCGATGTTGACAGGAAGATTGCCGGCCGCATCCGCGAACTTTTCCAAGCCTTCCAGAATGATCACGGAATCCTGATTCATGTCAGCACGCCGATCCATACGGGGTCGCTGAGATCAAGGTCTACTATCAAGGCAGTCAACTCGGTCTGCGCCACTTCGCTGACTTCAACCCAGATGTAGGTTTCTCGCTCTGGTTTGCTCGGCCCTGTGAAGTAGGCTTCTGTGCTGCTCAAGATCACATAAGCTTTTGA